GCACGGCCTCGTATCCGCCCAGGGTGAGGAACGATTTCAGGGTGTCAGTGGTCGCGCCAAATATCCCCCAGCCGGAGAGCCGGGAATTGACGCCATAGAACAGTCCGGCGGTCCCCACGCTATCCTTGCCATAGAGCGATTTATTGCCCCGGAGATGGCCTCCGAAATACCCGGAATCCGTTACGCTGATGTCATTCAGGACCACCAGAAGGGAACAAACGACATGAGCGGCGAACAGACTGTCCAGGTCCAGGTAAGTGCTGTCGTTCATCCCAATTGACTTGTGGACTTTCCATGTCGCGCTCTGACTGGTTCGGATGGAGTCGTAGGTGAACCAGTAGGAACCAACTTTTTTTCTGGTGACTCGTGATTCCGCGCCGGTCTTGAAGTCATAGCTGGCGGCGTGGAAAACGGTATCCCCGGATGTGGCGGAGAGAAGCGCGGTTCCGACGTGCAGGCCCCCGTCTATGGCATCGCGCTGTTCGGACGCCGAAGGGGGATTCCAGGCGTGGACTGACTGCCATGTCAGCAGGAGCGAAACCGCCAGGATGCAGATGAAGATGTTTCTCATGCTACCTCCATTGACGGGGGCGGGGAGTGACCCCACCCCCATCGGTTGACGGTTTAGCTCAACACCGTACCCCAAGACCAAGTCGGGATGGTGTAGCTGGTGGACGCGAAGTAAAGCACCGCGGCGGCGGCAGGCTCGGCCACCGTGCAACCACGGGCATACTCCAGGCCCCAGATTTGACTCTTGCCCATTGTGAATGTGTTCTGCTGAATCCCGGAAAGGGATGCGATGGTCGGGTCCACGGTCGCCAGGGGCTTCTTGTCCTTGGTGACGGCGAGGACATAATTGGCTGGTACTTCCGGCGTGACCACAATGTCTACGGTTCCGTAAACACCGTTGTAGGTCCCGCGATGGTCCCACCCACTGATTCCGGCGTAGGTGTTGCGGTAGGCGTCGCCGGTGCGGGCTGGGGTCTGGCCGCTCTGGTTATAGGGCGGCTGGTTCGGGGTGACGGGCCGAACGACCGTGAAGTCGCTGTAACCCGTGATTCCCCGCATGGTCGCGTAGGCCGCCTCGCCCATCACCAGTGCCACGTTTTCGTACCCATGTTCCCGGAGGAGCAGGACCAGGGCATTGGTCGCCGCGGCGTCCAGAGCGGAAGTGGCCGAGCCGATATAGTGCTGGTGGCTCGACGCGAAGGTGTTGGAGAGATAGGGAACCGGGATGCGGTCGGCGTCGTTGTTGAAAAGCGGCTTCCCGGTAAGCGACAGTTTCGAGTCGAAACTGTCCACGAGGGCCGTGTTGGTATTCTTGAACAGCGACTCGATCATCAGTCGGCGCTCGAAGAGGTATGCCTGGTCCCGGACAGAGGCCATCATCTTCATCAGACCCGCGGAGTTGCTGGTCTTGACGTAGTGGGTGGTCATCTCCACGGCGTAGAGTTGCTTCGCCACCAGTGGGATGTTCCAGGTCCAGTATTTGGCGGTGACTTCCCCGCCGGAAATACTTCGCTCGGCCCAGGGGCGCATCGCCGAGGACTGGACTGACCCGTACATGATATGCCGGTCTTCGCCCTGTGCGCTTCCCCGGTCGTCGGCGAGGAGATTGACCATCGGCTGACGGGTCTGGTTATAGACGGCGAGTTCTTGCTGAAGCCCGTCCATCAGAGTCACGAAGCGGACGTGATCGCGGGTGGTGAGGTCAACCCAGGTCTGCCAGGTTGCCAGGTCGAAGTGACCCAGATACTTGGTCGTCATGGCTTCTCCTTAGTTGGTCGTATAGACCGGGTTGAGGCCAGGGTTGACGACCCCGTGCGTGGCGTCGGTTGCGAGTCCGACCTTCTGGACGACTTTCCCGGAACCGCTGGGGGCGGCGTCTTGCACGGTCCCATCGGCTTCGCCCAGGTAAAAGGGCGCGCCCGGAGTGGCGGCGGTGCAACCGATGTCGGCGTTGATCACGACATCCCCGGCTACGTCCACAGCAGTCGTCGCCAAGAGCAAGCCGTGACAGGGCACTTGCTGGCCCGACACCGCGGCGTTCGCCAGCATGATCTTGTTGTTGCTGGATTTGAAGATGTTGACGGTTACTCCGCCGGTTCCGCCGGACTCGCCCAGGAGGTGAGTCCAGACGATACAGTCGGGCTGACCCCAGGCGGCGGGCATGAAGTCCAGACCGTAGATGCCTCGGATGCAACAGATGGTGAAGGCGGTGGTCAACTCGTCGCAGAAACCGAGTTCTTGCACGAATTGGCCGTTGGTGACGGGCTTGGTGGCGGTCACGGCCCCGGCCGTGGTCGGGGATAGATAGACCGGCGCTCCGGCGGTCAGGGTGATGGACTCTGAGCCGAGGCCCACGAGTTCGGCGCCCATGCCGCAGACGAGGGTGGCATACTCGCCGCTCTGGTAGTCACCGTCGAAGAAGCCGATGCAAGGAAGGGTCCATGCCGTCTGCACGGTGAGGGTAAAAGCGTTGGGACCGGCGAAGGCTTTGTAGAGATAGCCGGTGTTGGCCGCCCAGAGTCGGAAGCCTCCGGCCTGCCCCTTGGAAACGGCTTCTCCCACCTTCGCGGTGATGCGATGAAGTGAACTGGGGATTACGTTCATTCACGTACTCCTTAGATTACGGTTGATCGAGGGAATTGCGGTCCCTTCGCGGGTGCGGGGGGATTCGCTGGAGGTCGCCCGGGCTGAGGCGCGAACGGTGAACTCTCTTCCTCTGCATCGGTGAAGATGCGTTTGGACTGAGATTCCAGGATTTCCTTGGCCGTCATAGCCAGTATTTTCACAGAGTCGGGTTCTTCATCGTCTTCGAGCGCCTGCTTGAGAGCGGCGTCATACCTCTCTCGGACAAGCATCTCGTAAATCTTCAGCCCCTCCGCATCCAGGCCCTTGACCTTATGCTGAAGTAAAGCGTCCTTCAGGGCGAGTCGGGTGGAGAGCGCGGCGTGTTCCAGTTCCTTGGCGTCCAGAAGCGCCTTGAATGAATCGCGATCCTTTACCACCTTGTCCATTTCGGGAGCAGATACCGGCGGAACCTGGCCTTTAGCTAAAGCGGTCAGTTCCTCCTCCGTTTTTCCCAAGTCCTTGAGCCAGTCGGTCAGCCGCTTGGCCTCGGTCTGTGCGACTTTTTCTTTGGCGTTCGCGGTAGACTTGGCAACCAGGGCCCGGAAATAGACTCCAGGGTCTTCCAATGATTCGAGGTAATACTTTACCCGCTCTGGTTTGGCCTCCACGAATTTCTTCAGGTCCGGGTCAGTGATCTTCGCCAAGACCTCTTCCGGCCTGGGGATCGTGATGGTCTTCGGTTCGGCGGGTGATTCTGGGGGCGTCAAGCCCTGCTGGGTCGTCGGGTCATCCGACATTGGGTAACTCCTTGTAATAACCTTTGTTGTCTATGGTGGCTTTCTCGTTCATCAGGTCTCCAGTTCTGCGAATCACTTCCCCGGAAAACTCATTGGCTTCCGGTGTACCCGGCCTGAGCCAGTCCATCACGAAACAGACCGATAGTGCGGCGAGGTTCTGTGCCGCTACGACTTCCTGAATCTTCTGTTGAACGAAGACCTCTATCGCGGCCAGTTTCGCCGCATCATCCTGCACTATCTGGTCCCCGGCGACTTCGAGGAACTGGCCGAGCCGGGCCTTGAGTTCCTCGCTTTTGCGGTGATCGTCTTTGGTGGACATCAGGCGACCCCCTTCTCTCGGACACTGGCCCACTGGCTTTCGGTCGGCATGGGACCAAACAGTATTTCTTCATCTAAAACATCATCGACTATAGCCATGTAGCCCTCTATCCAAATTCCGTTTTCTTTTCTGATAGTGGGGCGATTCTTCCAGTATATATCTCCTGCCTTGCTGTACCAGGGACCACGAAAATAGAATCTGTCCGGTAGTGCGTCTTTCGCGGCCACAAAACCCACAGAAAGGCAATCCAGGCAAGCACAAAGCTTATCCATCCTTGCGCTCTCTACTTCCCTCATGCAGACCGGACATTTTTTCATCATGGCCTCTGTTCTCTTGCGGGTCTGTTCATAATCGTAAAATCGAAAACTGGAACGGATGGGTCCTGCTGGAACCGTACTCCATGATCCCCGTTGACTGGTTCCCGGTGATCGCCAGCCCTCCAATAGACACCAGCGGGGATTCCGTCGGGAAATGCGTCACAAGTGACTTCATTCTTATGCTTATGGACACACGATAAGCACAACGGGCCAATGGATTGCATTATCTGGCTCCCGGATAAACATCCTCGATTATATCGCCGATTGCTTTTGCTAATGGCCTTGGATTTGGATTATTGCAGTATTCGGCCCATGCTTCGGCCACAACCTCGTCAAAAGATTTCTCTGCGTATTGTGACAGGTCTTTGCCTATATTTATTGGCGTATCTCCAAGCATGCCGCGGTATTTGGCTGGTTCCATAACCCTTTGAATTTCGATCCTCTTCTCGTAAGGGATTTTGTTGTACAGCATGTGTCCTAATTCATGGTCAACTGCGGCTTTGACCGTCCCGGTTCCGATGGGATGCCAGCCCGACGCAACGTCCCTAATCAGGACCCCGCGAGTATCCTCTATGTTGAAATCGTCCAATAAATCTCCCCAAAGTAATGTCTCGTCCATCGCGCTGTATGCCGCTGTTGTATTCCTGATATTATCGTATACCTCAAAAGGAATGTCTTTCCGGCTTGTTATTTCTGGGTGGTACTTTAGATATTTGTCTTCTTCCCATTTGTAATACGGTTTGATGCTTTTTATCGTTTTCGATCCAGTGGCCCGATTGACTCGTGATACCCTGTCGTTGACTGTGTTGGCTACCGAGAGGTCAATTTCATCATAGTCAACCGATTCTGCTACTCCGTTTTTGATTGCCCATTCTTCTGCGGCCCTGAGCGATTGGGCTGGTTTGAAGACAGGAGAATCCTCTTTGAATCCGGGCTGGAGCAACGCCGTCCCTATTGTTTTTTTGCCAGAAGGCTTTTGGTATTGCGTATTCATGTATCCTTCACCGGAACCTATACCTCCGGCGAATTGTACCAAGTCATTCGCGGCCTGGATTTCGCGGGCTTTTATGAGTCCCCCACCTGGGGCGCGGAACTCGAACACAAATACGGGTGCGCCGAACGGTGGAAGTGGCGTACCCCATTCCCGGGGCTTGCGTAACAGGTCCAGGAGCGGGCAACGGTCGTATGGGTGAGCGATTCCGACTTCCCGGCCCTTCGGGAATCCGCCCGGACCATAGCCGGGATACCACTCGTGCTTCGCCAAGGGATCGCAACGGTCCCCTTTCCGCATGAGAATCGCATGAGTCGCAGAGAGTACCCGACGCATCCCGGAAGTGACCGGGGACATCCTGGAAGAGTATATGGCCGCTTCGTGGTGAGCGGTATTCATTTCGGTTATCGCCAGCCGTTCGGTGAAATACTTCACGGTGACGGCCTTCTGTCGCGCCTCCCGGAGCAGGGCAAGCGCGGCCCGCTCTTCTGGGTCGTTCACTTTGCGGAGGTCAATGTCTGCAATCCCCGGAATCTTCCCAAAGCCCCGCGCCTTCGTCACTTTGGACAGTGCTTCTTTGAGTTTCGGGTCTGAACGTAGGTCTTCGACCCGCAAGTCTTCATTTGCCAGCATCCCTCGAATCTGACGGGCCACCAGCTTGGATGATAAGCCCTTGGCGAGTCCCCGTCGGAGAAAGCCGGTCAGTTGTGACTCGATCATCCTGGAGGTGCCCCATATCCGGGCTGAAAGAGTCGCGCCCAGGGAACGGTTAACCATAGCGACCATGGCGGCGGGGTTGAACTTGCCAAACTGGACCCCCAGAGAGAAACCGGCTGGACCCACGGTCTCGACGAGTTGCGACGTAGCGTCGAATTGTGCCCGATAGAGTCGGCGGCTTATCTCGTCCGTGGTGGTCGTGAGTCCGGCCTGAATCTCTTGGTGGAGGTCCAGGATGGCCCGCTGAATGACTTGTGCGGCATTACGGTCTGTCATGTCCTTGGCGATCTCGTCACCCAGCCCGGCCAATACCTTTAGCAAATCGCCCCGCTGTCGGTCAATCTTGCGCCACATGGCGACGCGGACGGCGGCGATCTGGTCCTGGTAAGTCTGCTGGGCGGCGGAGAAGGTCATTCCAGGCCCCCCGGTTCAGCCTCTAAGCCTCCCGGTTCCATCATCGGTCCGGGTATGGGTGGATTGAGTTCAGATGCTATATTCCCGCCCGGAACGGCGGCGGGTGCCATTGCCTCTTTCTCTGCCTTGATGGATTCGGCCAGCTTCGCCGGGTCTTTCACTCGAAGCACTCCTGCCTCGTTGAGCAGTTTTATCGCTGTTTCCAAGTCAATCAGCCCATCCCGGTACAAGGCGCTGACGCGGTTGGCCTCCGCGTCCCGGTCTATCGGTAAGATGTTCCCGAACTTCACTGTGACCTCAACAGGTTCACCAGCGAAGTCGGGCGAACCGTGAATCCGTCCGACCTCCTGGACGTACTTCAGCAGACGGGTCAGTTTTTCCGCAACCACTTCCCGGTAATCATTTATCATGGATAGAAACGGGTTGAGCAGTATCTGAAGGGCTATGCCGGACGGTATCTGACCTGATTCCGGGGTCAAAAAGGCGGTGACGAGACCAGACATGAGACCGATACGGCGGTCCAGGTCGCCCTTGTGCTTATCACAAGCGGCGTTTGCCATTGAGGTATCCAACACCCGGAGGCGCCCCTGGTAAATCATGCCGTTGTAAAGGCTCACCACATCATGGCCGGATTGAGTAATGCGACGTTCATTGTTGGGGTCGCTTTCGCCTTCATTGTCCTCGCCCTCCTGGGGAATATCTGCATGAAACGGCTCAGTGCCTTCGGAATCCTCATACATCACTTTCCCGGCAGTGTCCATATTCAGGCTCATATTGGTCACGACTTTGATATAGTCGTCAATAAGCTGAAGCATGTGAGAGAATGGGGCCTTGCCGAACAGCCGGTCCTCACCCCAGGGATCGAGAGAAATATATACAACTGGAATGAACTCGTATTCCGTTTTGACCCATACGGTTCCGTCTTCATCCTGCTCGGTAGTCTGCCCGACAGTCTCTTCCGGCGTCAGGCTGGTCCCTTCGATCAGGGTGAAGCCTTCAAGGGAAATCACATTCCCGCTACCTTTGGGAAAGCGATAGTAGCCCCTGGAGTACCAGCAAAGGCCGTCATCTCGCAGTTCATAGACCTCCCGGCGGACCCGGTGAGTCAAGCCGGTGTCATCCCCGGCGTCCGGGTCAATTTCTTCCCACGCGAAAACGACACGCTGAAGGTCCCCGTTCTTCATCTCCGGGAAAAAGGAGTCCGGCTCGTAGAGTCTCAGTCGGGGCCGTTTCCGTTTCTCGTCGAAGTACACCACCGCTACCTTGCAGTCACCCAAAGCAACCCCGGTACGAATTGAGGATTTCAGTACCGACCGGAAAGACTCTTTGGACGCCCAAGCTTTGACGTTCTCGGACGGGTCTTCTGGTATCTCTTCCTCGCCCTCTTCTGGTTGCTCTGGGGTGGTATAAGCGATGTCGTCCCCCAGGATCGCGGCTGTGATGCGATTGACCAGCGTGGGATATAACCCATCTTCCATCAGTTTTGGGAGGTCCTGCCCACCGTAGCGTTGCATGGTCTGTTCCAGCAGACGTTCAGCTTTGTTGTTATCGTAAGAAGCCAAGACTATGTAGGCAGTGCGGCGTCGCTCGTGTTCGTTCGGCACCCAAGAGGGAGTCATGCCGGTCACAATGAGATTGCCCACAGTGACATTGCCGCCAGAGACATTGACTTGCTGAGACTCCAGGAAGCCCCAGGGATCATCGTAAAGGGTGTCAGTTATGATTGCAGTGCGGCGGATATTGCTCATACGCCCCTCTGTCGGACTTGATAAGAGACATATTTGGGCTTCCGAGTCGGAGGCTCCAGTCTTGACGAATAGGCCCAGTATCGCATCAGGTCGGCACCATGCAGTCGGGAATTTGAGTCGAATTTCTCCGTAATCTGACCGCTACGGCCGTCCTCGGCCCAGCGGAGACCCCGCATGTCGGCTATGATGTTCTTACATCGCGGATGGAAGTGCAGTTTCGGCGGAGTACCGATAGGATAGAACCATTGGTCCAATGCCATGATTCCAGGGAGAACGCGGTTCCGGGCGCCAATGGCCCGAATCTTAGCCGCTCTCAACTCGTCAATGGCCTGGGGGTCTTCCGGGTCACAATAAGCGTACATGAAAGGCGGAACCACAAGGCCATCCGCACTACGCTTCTGCTCGTGGGCCAGCATACGGCGGATCATGCGAGTCAGACATGGCCCTCCCCGGACATCGGAGACGAAAAGCCCGGTTTCATATATCTCATCAAGCACCCAGGCTTCACCGTTCCCAGAGAGTCCGATCAGGCCCACGGCAGTCGGAGAGTTGGAGTAGCCCCAGTCAACCCCGACGTAGAGTTTCTTCATTCGCGGTATTATGTCATTCGCTCCGATTATGTTGGCGTCGGTGAAGCCCTTGAAGACCTGGCCCTTGAATACTCCCCACTTCCCGAGGACATACCGGATATGCCAGTCGCTACCTTCGGAACGGTTCAGGTCCTCGATGTAGTCCGCCGGAAGGTGGGGATTGTCCAGCGTAGAACTATGATAGGCTTGGTAATCGCGGGGACTGGGAGACTCCAGACCATTCGGCCACCAGGTTTGATATACCCAGTGGCTCTCGGCGTCGGGATTGGTGGCCGCGAAGATGCACCGGGGATAGTTCCCGACCTGACGCATCCGGCCCGTAAGCATCCGCCAGACCATTACAGGCGTCTCGGTGATTTCGTCAACGAAGGCAAAGCCGAAATCGGTGCTTTTGAGGTCCCCGATCCGGTCCAAGTGTCTGAACCAGATTTGGGACCCGTTGTGAAGCCAGGTGAAGATGTTGTCGGTCTTGCGGAAGGTGTAGTGTACCTTCTCCCGGTATCCGCTCCACCCAAGGATGTCGAAGAAGGTCTTCTGGGTGGAATCCCGAAGCTGGGGATAAGTAGAACGGAAAATGACACCTACAACTCCCGGACAGGTGCGGGAGAGGAAGATGGACTCCATGCAGCCAGGGGTAGTCTTGCCGGAACCGACGGCGCCGCTCAGAAGACGGTACTTGAAGCCGTTACCCTGTCCGTCCGGGCGGTCGTTGTGGAAGGTGTGTTGAACCGGGGTCAGACCGTCCTTATACCGGACCAGCTTCCCCTGGTTGTTCATCACCTTCAACTGCATCGGCTCTACCGAGGGAGTCATAGACAGGACCAAGGCCAGTGAGATCAGTGGGCCGATTAGCGTCCTGGCCAAAAGCTGTCGGCGGGAATACCAACGGAGGAGTCGGGAGAACATTAGACGACACCTCCTGAATCTTTTTCAGCATGTCCAACCACGAGTTCATCGCATCCCGCGCTTTGGCGGGGAGTTCCTGGAGAATCAATACCCCTTCCTTGACCAATATCCGATTTTTCGCTTCCTGACGAAGCAGGGTGTTGATACGGGTCAAGATGTACCGGGCGGTCGTATGGGCTTCGGTAATTATTGTCTGATTGGCCAGGAAATCCTCGCCCTGGAGTTTCTTGGCCTCGGCCTCCGCCGGTGGGTCTTTCGGGTCCGGGACAGTTTGGCTCTTGGCCTGGTCCCGTAATAGTTTGGCCCTGGCCTTGCGGGTAAGCCAATCCTTGGCCGTGCCTGGTGGAAGACCATGCTTGCGGCAGTAATCCGTCACGGAAAGACCTGATTTTATCCATGCTCGGAGGTGTTCCTGCCAGAATTCTCGTCGTTGAGTCTGGCTGTTTGGCACGTCAAGCGCCTCGTTTAGCCGGGCTGGGCGTTATTGAACCTGTTCTCTTCCATCTGCATAAACACCGCGAATCGTACCGCTATGTCGTCCATAGAGAGGTTCGGGTTGACGTTCAGAACGCGCTCCATGAAGTTCGAGGGGATGTCCTTGGCAATACGACCGACCTTTGAGTCAACGAACTCCTTTTCAAGTGAGGTACAGGAAAAGGAGTAGAGGCAGACGCGGGCTTCATCACCAAGGCCAGCCTCGCCGAGTTCATCATTGCCCAAGAGGTCTATCCCGTCCGGTAATGGCTCATAGACGGTGAGGGTGATGATTTCTTCCCGTTCGTCAGGCAGTGCGATTTTCAGCAGGGCCTCGGTTTGCAGGACGACCGCTTCGGGGTCAAAGGCGGCCCTGGTGCGATCAAAGGAGAGTGCGAACTTGCGCAGTTCCATTTCCGAGCCGGAGAACGAAGGGGGCAGAACCGTACACCATACCGATTCCACCCCCTTTTCACCCAGGATTTCGAGGCGAGTATTCCCATCCATAACCACATGGCTCCCCGGTACGAAGGGGTTCTCCTTGTCTGTCACAATCAGCCCGGCAACGATACCGTAGTGTTCCATGCTCGTAACCAGCCCTTTGAGGTACTTAGAGCCGATGGGAGCCTTGGGGTTCTCCGGGTACGGAACCAGGTCAGCGACCTTGAGGAGTTGTGGCTTGTGGATGTTCATGGGTTACTCCGCCTTATCTGCCTCGTTTGTCACCTTTGAGCTTGCCGCGGGCCTTGGCCTTTTGTTTATTGCGGGCCTTTGGCGGCATGATGCGCTGACCTCGCCGAGCACCCTTGACGCCAGGAGAAATGAACGAGCCTTCTTCGTTAGGCATTTATGTCACCCCCTCTCGTTTCCAATGAGTCGGTTATGCTCGTCCTGCATGAGCCATAGTGCATACGCGGGATCGAAAACAATGTCCCTGCTTCGCACGAGAAGGAAAAAGGAACCATTCTTCAGCAGTGCGGTATGGTAGTCCTCAAGTTGGTGAAGTGATAGAAGGTAATCCCGCAGTCGCATGGGCTTGTTGTAAAACTGATTCATGGACTTGGGAAGATTCAGTTTGACGTTAGCGATTTCGCGCAGGGCAGGGCCTTGAAGCAACGGGTTGCTACCGATGGATTCAACCACATCATCGGCGTAATCTTCTGGTGTCAGATAAATCGGCGTGTCATCCGGCTCTTCGGCGGGAACACTCATCTTGAATTTGGTTTTGTTCGCCTTTTCCCATTGAGGCATTAGTTCAGTCGAGTATGAATCATTCCAGGGCCAAAGTTTCATCCCTCGCGGAAGGTCTTCGTAAATGTCATCCGGGCTTGGCGAGGTAGAATCCGAGCCTACCTTCCCGCCCTTAGAGTGGATGTAATTCACCAACTCGCACCATTCGTTCATGTCGGGAACGCGGGCCAATCCGGCTTTCAAGACATTACGAACACCCAGCGGAGACCCAGAGCGGACATTCGATGCCTGCTTGCGGGATAAGTGCAGAGAATGGGCAATGAAATTTTTCACTCCGACCTGAAGCGCGGCATCCACGACCTGCCGAGCGTCGGACAGGCTGGGCATCCAGGGATTGATCGCGGCGATTGAGTAGTATCCCATTTCCCGGACCTTGCCCAAGTCCTCCATGCGCTTGGCCGGTGAGGGTGCGCCGGGTTCAATCTGCGCGGCCAGTTTCTCGTCCATCGTGGTAATGGTCGCATAGCAGACGGCCATTTCGGGACCGAGAATCGGCACGAACTCGGCAAGTCTGGCGGATTTGGTGAAGATGTAAGCTGGTATCCTCGCGGCTTTGAGCAGACCCAGGATTTCCTTGTAAAGCGGGGCGTTTATGGAATCAAAGGGGTCGCAGTTATTGGCTACGACGGTCCCATAGCCCTGGTTTATCCAGAAATCCACGAGATCAATGGGCCGGTCGGGGTGAAATTGAATTGCCTTCGCCTTGCGAATCTGCGAAGCCAGGGAAGCGAAGGCTTTGGTGTAGTCCGACCTCTGCCAGACCTTGCGACCATTCAAGCGGGCAAAACAGTAATCGCAACGAAATTGATTGCACGAACCTATGGAAAGATCGCAGGGAAAAGGTAAATGCCCGAAGTTACAGAATGGGCGGAGCATCAGCGTTTCCCCCGCTTCTTCGTCTTCCTGGCCTTGCCTGTCTTGTGATATGCGATAGCCACTGCCTGCTTCATTGGTTTCCCCTCACGGATCATCGTTCCGATATTCCGGGAAACCGTCTTCTTCGACTTTCCCTTTTTGAGCGGCATCACCAACTCCTCAGCGTCATGCAGGCGGTACACTCTGCGACCACGACCGGATGCTCTCCGGTGATTGAGACCTCGCCGGTTTTGGCGTCCTGGGTGAACTCGCATTCGATGAAAATGCGGGGTCTGGTGTTGCCGATATTAGCGCCGCAGTTACAGCGCCGGGAGGGATCGAGAATCTTGAGGGGAGCGTCTTCGCTGGGTTTCGTGTCGCCGTTTTTCTTTCCCACTTGTGAACCTCCTGGGGCGTTTAGTTTGGCTCCCCTCCCCGCCGTCAGGAGGTCACTGAGGACCCGGCAGGGAGGGGAGCCGCACCGTCACCCCATAATCTAAACCACCAGGCCGAAATGTCAAGCACTTTGATAGGCAGATTTTTCCTATCTTGTAATGCGTTGCAATGCCGCCAGATAAAGAAGCCCCCGGAGTGCTGGAAGGCTCCGGGGGCGGGGGAAAACTGCGACTTAGGAGAGTCGCAGGCACAACATAGGGCTGGGTGGGATCAGGTCAAGGAGATTCTATTTCGGCCTGCATTGCTCCTTCCGGTGGACTGATGACCTTACCACCAAGGACCTCCACCTGGCCGATCTCAAAGACCTTCTGAATCGTGGTGGCTACGGTTGCGATGGTGTTGCCTTCAGATGCAGGGATGACCATGATTCGTTCTCCCCGAAGCGAAAGTCCAATTTGTTCTCGCTTGCCGTCGTTGAGCAGGGTGAGTTCCACGTCGGGAGCGATTCGACGAACAGAAGCCGCAAAGACATCGAAAGAGATGGCTTGGGGCCTGGGTTGCAGGTGGGGCGGGAGAATGATGTTTCCCATGTTCTCTCCTATCTCAGGCTATGGTTTTTGGCATGGTTTAGCGCAGTCATGGCAATAGGGAAATGTCTCGATACATTTCCCCAGCCCGCCAGCGGGAAGTTCGGCGTGGAGCAACCAGGCCCGCTTGTATGGGTAGCGAGAACAGACGTACATTCTGCGACGCTGAAAATACGCCAGGGACATACGTATACCCTCGTGATTGTCCCGCCAGTTGTCCTCGGATATTTCGGCCATGCAATTCTCCTATCTCAGGCTCTTGCCTGCCAGTTGGTATAGTCCGTTTTCATCCGTTCCTCCTGAGTGATCTCTTGTCGGGTGTTTCAAGGTGAATGAAGCTCCCCACGCGCAAGCGGTCCATTGTGCGGGTCCAGTCCGGGTGTCTCTCGACCGTCTCTCGCGGGGTCAGGTTGCCCGTGATGCAGGTCCATCTTTTGTTGGCTATCCGGTTGGAGATGAATCCCTTGAGTATCCCCGCCTTCATAGCGGTACACTGTTCCGGGTCCATTTCGTCAATTACCAGGGCGTCAACCCGGGCCAGGCTCCGCAGTCTCCGTATGGCCCGGTTGTCCTGGGCCATGAGAATCAGTTCGGAGAAGTCCACCCATACGCCGACTTTCCCGCGCTTCTTGATTTGACTCAGCAACCACCACGCGGCCAGGACGGACTTCCCGGACCCGACATGCCCAAAGATGTAGGCAAAAGCCGCTGTGAAGAGGGGCGACGCCACACGGCCCTTCATGGCCGTCCCAGTTTCCCAGGCGTCGAACTGGTGAGGAAGCAACTGCTTCACCATAAATTCCTCCGGTATCCTGGACCGACGGAGTCGGTTGTGGAGGTCAGTCGCAACCTGGACCTGTCGGGCGATTTCTTTGGCCGCTTTGTCCATGCAGTCGGCGCACTCTGTTATAGTTCCCGGAGCGAAGCGCGGAGCGTGTTGAAAAGACTCCCCGCACTTAGCACAGACCGCTTTTGGCCAGCCCTCTACAAACTTCAAGCCCCGTTGAACCAGGGTTTCGAGCAACTGCGCGGATTCCTTCTCGGTGGATGTCCGCTTGTGCAGGAGACGAGTCAATTCAGACGGTGAACTCATCTCGAACCTCCTTTGGTTGACGGGTCTTCCCCCTCTTGAACCGCTCCGGTGATGGATGTAGCCAATTCCAGAAGCGTTGGTCGCTCTTGGGTGACTTCAGTTTATTTGAGACCAGCCAGATGTCGCACTTCTCGAACTCCTGCTCGATGAAGCGGTGATTGAACTCTCCCATGAGCCTGTGGTACATCTCCCAGGAGACCTTCAAGACAACCCCTCTCTTCCAATGTGGAGATTGTGGCTCTACATTGTCAAGTAAGGGCGACTTTGATTCTTCTTCTTTCTCTTCTCTCCTCTTCTCTTCTCTCCTCTCCCCTTCTAGCGAGGAAACATGGGGTTTCCTGTGGGTTTCCTGTGGGTTTACCGGGGGTAAACTCACAGTACCTTGACTCAATTGAGGATACATTTCCGTCGCTTTCCCCTTTTGCCAATGTAGAGCTTCCGGGCCTACGTTTTCCAGTGGGGGCGACTTTGACCCTTCTTCTCTCCTCTCCCCTTCTCCACACGAGGAAACCCCATGTTTACCGGGGGTAAACCCAGGGTTTACCGGGGGTAAACTCATAGTGTTTTGAGTCAGTTGAGGATATAGGTCGGCGGCCCGGTCTCTAATCGGCTGTCTCTCATCCCAGGTCGGGAGCAGGTAGTATTGAAGCCCCTCAACTTCATGTACTTCGAGAAGTCCCCTGTCCATAAAGAGTTGAAGCGATTGCTCAATTTCTTCCTCGGTCATGGCGTCGGGATGACTCCGGTAAAACCACGTGTTTCCCTGTAGTTTACCCGGGGTAAACCTCTGTTTTCCCCAGTCGAAGCAGTGGGCGAACAGGGAAATGAACAGCAGGCGCACCCGTGAATCCTGGTCCGCAAGCTGTTCGCAGGTAAAAAATGACGGCCAGATTAGCCGGGGGCGATAGCCCTGTGGTCGGGCCATTATCCCCTCCCCTGTTCCCGCGCCAGTGGCTCAAGCGGCCCCCACGGTATTTCCCCGCGAAGAAGACGCTCTATAAGCCATCGCGCCTGAGCGCTCTTCGGGATGTCCCGCTTTTTGCATCCCTCGTCGTATTGCTCCAACTGCTCGGCAGTCAGCGTGACCCCGATGTACCCACTTTCGTTCTGCTGTTCGGCCATGATTACCTCCTTTTGGACCGAGAGTCCTCTATATAAGATAAGACAAAATTATTTTGTGTCAAGGTGTATTTTGCCTGATGGCTCCAGGCACTCATAGGTGGTCAATTGGCCACAACATGTTACCAGGGACGCCGCCTGAGCGAATAGCCACTCAAAATCATTACGGTTCCGCTTGACGGGCGATTCCGACCAATGGAGAAGCGTAATCAGCGCCATCGTTCCGGGATGACCGATAGCCTCAAAAGGACGTTCGATGATATTCCATTTGGGCTTCGCCCCCTGCCCTTCCTTCCCGTAACATTGCACGAGATAGGTTTCCTTCTGGTCAGCCACCATATAAGTCACTCCGGCGTCCACTGTTTCCTTGTGCGGCTCCAGGAGAATGAGCATCCGGTCTGCAACATAGCGGGCCGTTGTTAGAGTGTCATCACTCTGGAGTGCTCCTAGGAGAGCGATGTCGTCCATACTCCCGGCCAGACCCCCGACGTACCCGTAAATTACATTAGGGTTCAAGCGATGAACCTTCTCGGCTTTAGTCCGAGCAATAATTCCTTCTACTTCGCGGTCTGACCAGGACCCTCCGTCACCGGCCATGTGGACCCGGCCACACTGCTCCTTGAGGTATATGACAAGACTCATTCTGT